TTATCCGGCGATTCGGGTCGCGTATTCCGCCCTAATCAGCTTAGCACCCCACAGAACGTCAAGCTCCCACATGGTCTGCTTATACATGCGGATCACTTCGAGCCTCATCACGAGACCGGAAACCGGGTCCTGCATGGTATAGCTGTTGTCGGGAGTGAAGACTTCCTTGAGTGCATCGTCTGGAGCTCGCATAGCCAGGGCAAATGCATCGCGATGAAAAACGAGGTTAGAGACATGATCAGCTTTAACAGTAATTGCTGTTTCAGCCGTGGTAATCTCGACCTTCAAAGCAGGAGCAAAGACAATGGTTCCACCATTACTCACGTCGTCATCGCCAGTCGAGATTACGTAAGTCTGGTCGTCGCCGGCAATTGTAAAAACATCTCCTTCAACAAGGGCTCCAGTTCCATTAGAACCAAGAGTCATTGTAGTTACACCAACCGCATACCCAGCACTACTCGTGGTTGCCCCTGAAGCCGTTCCAGCCGTATGAGTCGGAACACCATCGTCCGCATTCCAATCAACGCCAAACTTTCGACCGATTTCACCGGAGATCTTAACATCACTACCACCAACCTTCTCAGCATCGGAGAATTGGGCCAGGGCTAAAGCATTTGCCTCAGCATCGAAATCCAAAACACCACGTCTATTGTCTCTCGGGCATTTTTGCTGGTTGAGGATCTTACGGGCGAGTGTAGCTGAAGTGACTTCAACGCCTGCGCCAAACGGCGTAGTATCGGCGGTACCGGTGTAGCCATAAACACCGACATATTCTGCAAAGATACTATCATTGATATCAACGGCTAAAGCCTCGAAGGCTGCGGTCATTTCGAGTGTAATGAAATCATCCTGTGCATTGATCTGTCCAAGTTCCTTGTCAGTCAGACCGAAACTGGCCTTCTGCCAGTTATCAAGGGAAATCTGGACAGTCGCTGTGGTTAGATTAGTGGGGGCTGCGGGATATGCAGCAGGCGCAACGGCACCGCTGGTAATGGAAGCAGCTACCGGAACATCAATGGTTTCGCCTTTTTTCTTGGCTTCCATCGAATAGTCAAGGTTGACGAGACGCGTCATGAGCACTCTGGAACGAAGATGCAGGAGCCCACGAGCCAAAATTTTAGGTAAAATTGCTGTAAGAGTATTGGATATTGCCATGTTGACACCTCCTAAAGATAAATGGTTTACGTTTGCGCCATTCGGGTAAAAAAGGTGTAAACATTGCGTATCTGAATGTTATTATGTAACAACTACCTCCCCGCTGGCGATCTTATCAATGTTTTGTGAAGCCGCCTGCGTATCTGAAGCGTCAATCGTTTTTCCATTAAATGGTTTTTGGCCTGATCCACCCTTTGCACCGGACCCTCCTGGCCCTGACCGCAATAATTTATCTCGCTTAGGATGAGATTTAACCATGATTTCGATGGCCTCTTCCGGGTCTGCATAACCTGATCCGGATAAGGAGAAGATTTTTTCTCCGTTAACGTCGATGCCGTATGCTTTCGCAATGCCATCTTTTTCTTCAACAACGAATTTATTCCCAAAAGAATCGTAGGCGTGTTCCGGAAGCATGTAGGTTTTATCTCGAATGAATTCGCTTGCATCGAAGGCACTTCTTACGATCTGTCTTTTTATGGATCCGTCTTTTTCCTTTAATAAACCCTTAAGCGTTTCGACCTCTTTCTTGTGAAGTTTGTCTTTTTCTGTGATCCGGCCCTCGAATGTTGCGGCAACGTTCTGTTTGATCTTTTCGACTTCTTCTGCGCCTGGGGTACCATCTTTCTTATAGGTCTCGACGAGGTCGATGGCATCATTTGCCCTAGCGAGATAGCCACTTACGTCTTCGATATCTGCATCCAAAATCGGCTGAACCTGCTTTTTAAGCTCTGAATGCTTTTGCCTGTACCCTTTGGCCTCGTTTTTGAGCTCTCCAATCCGAATTAAAGTGGAATCGCCATTAAATTGTTCCTCTCTACCATCTGGGTGCACAAAAATCGGGTTTCCGTTTTCAACAACAACATCTCCTTCGCTACTTTTTTTCCATGGCATAACTGCCTCCTTTCACTTGGAATTATCCATTCCATCTAACTATTTACCGATTCATAAGAAAAAATTATCCTTGCATGTTTCTATAAGAAAAAGTTATGGTTGCTAAAGTATCATAATAAAAATTTATAAATGTCAAGGAAAAAATCATAAATTTTATTATAAGGTGAAAAAAATGACTATCAAATCAGATAAATTTACAGGAAGAAAAAGCACGGTTTTAATGAAAACTAAGTGGCTTGAAGCATTCCCAGAATGCGCGTATCAACATGAAAACACTTGCAAAAAGCTTGGTATGATTAAATCTAATTTCTATAGATGGAAGCTCAACGATAGAGCATTTTTTGCTGAATATAAAAAAATCTACGATGATGCAGTAGTGAAAGGCATGATCGTTCCAAGGAAGAGAATTTTAAATGTTGATAAAAAAGAAAATGAAGAACTTAAAGAAAAATGGCTTTTGCTCTACTCCGGAGGAGAAAAAAGCCCAAGCGAGGTCACTACTATAATAGGTATAACAAAATACATTGTTAATACATGGAAACGAGATGATCCTGAATTCGAGAAAAAATATAAGGTATTGGTCCAGAAAAGAAAAAAGAATGTTGGAATTGCAGTTTCGGCTAAAGATCGTGGATACGGATACAAGAAAGCCAACTTAGCGTTAATTGAACTTCGCAAACAAAGACAAAGAATCTGGTTAAAAGCATTTGAGAAATCATCATTCAACGTTAAGGTGGCATGTGATGCTGCCGGAATAAAACGAGATGCCTATTACCAATGGAAGAGACTTTATCCTGAATTCGTAGAGGCTTATAAGACTGCTATTGAGGAAAAAAAGGATTTCATAGAAGATAATTTAATGAAGAACATTTCAGCTGGCGACTCCTCCTGTATTATTTTTGCAGCCAAAACACAACTCAAAGATCGTGGTTACATCGAGAAACAAGAAATCGAACATTCAGGGAATTTTGGAGTTATGCTGGTTCCCGGGAAGATTGAAGATGCTCATGACTGGGCTCAAAAGGCTACGGAGCAACAACAACTTCTTAAAGAAAAATCCATAGAGACTGATTACATCCATGAACTCGAAGAATGAAAATCAAGAAATCAATGTAATCTGGCAACCGCAAAAGGGAAGCCAACGACTTTATCTTGCGTGTCCCATTTATGAGGTACTATATGATGGGACTCGTGGAAGTCAAAAGACAGATTCTATCCTAATGGATTTCGCCCAGGATGTAGGCAAGGGATATGGCAGGGCCTGGCGCGGGCTCTTATTTAGGAGAACTTATAAGCAATTAGACGATATTATCCAAAGAACGAAGAAATGGTTCTATCAGATTTTTCCCGGTGCTAAATACAATGAATCCAAATATGTGTGGACATTCCCAGGAAAAGAGCAGCTTCTTTTGCGACACATGGACAATCCTGACGATTATTGGAATTATCACGGGCATGAATACAGCATATATCATAAGGGTTATATTAAATATGCAAATGGAAAGCAAATTCAAGCAAGGGATGTAAAAGTTGGTGATTTAATCCAAACGTTGCAAGGTCCCAAGAAAGTAACGAAAACGTTTCATTATGAAAAACCCGCTATTAAACTTTCTGTATACGATTCTTATTCGAATTTAATAGGCGAGCAACTTCAGGGGGTACTGCACCCTGTGCTGACCACCTACGGATGGCAACGGATAGGCTTGTCCTGTTTGTCTCAAACTTTGAAGCAATCTTTACCTGTGAAACCCCTATTAAAAGAAGTTTATAAATTTCTTTCTGGTGTTCATCGAGAAATCTATTATTCTTTTTTTCGTATTTTAGATAATCCTCTGGACGATTCCATCTCGCAATTGCATCGGATACAGTTTTCATCGTTACATCAAATTCTTTCCCAATTGCACGAAGCGGTTGGCCTCTATCACGAAGCGCCAAAACTTTCTTCTTATATTGATCTAAATAACCAGAAGGCTTCCTTCTTGGGAGAAGATTTGGAAAACGCCGCCTCAACGTATGGACATGAATACCAAGACATTCGGCAACTTGCTTTGGTTTGTCAGTCTTTAGCATTTCTTGTACTTCATGTTCATTCAATTCATGTTCGTCTGATCCAATCCATAGCATGTTATTATTCCGACAAATATTCTTTATTGTCGAGACAGATACCCCAATCCTTTCAGCAATATCAACACGGGAAACTTCATAATTTTTCGCAGCCCCCCTTACCGTTTCGATTAACGCTGGATCAAATTGCTTGGAATGATACATTCGCATATGTTCAGATTTTGAAGCAAGGAATGTTAAATTTTCAGAACAATTGTCAGAACGAATATGGTTTAAATGGTGGCATTCCTCTTCAGGTTTTAGGAACCTCCCAACCTTTTTTTCCAATAAAAAACGATGTTCAAACATCCAACCGCCCAACCAACAATAAGGATGCTCAGGACAATTCATCTGGACATACCCCTTACGAAGACATTCAGAACGTTTATACTCATCCTTACACCCATGAATCTTTTGAAACAAATATTCCATTGAAGTCCTATCATTTTTCTGTTCAGTCATCAGAAACTCCTTTTGTTAAAATGGTTGATTTTGAAATTGAAGACGTAAACCATTATATAACACAACTGGAGTCTGTAACGCAAGACAAAAATGATAATTCAAGTATTTTTCTTGTCAATAGTAATTCGTTTATTGGATGGGAAGAACTCACAGGATGGCCAGACGATAAATGCTACGAAGCAATGAAATCATGTTGCCGATCGAGTAATCCCGATGTACCAAGGAAATATCGATCTACGACGAATTCGTGGGGAATAGGAATGAACTGGGTTAAGAGGTATTTCGTTGACCCGGCCCCGCCTGGTACCATCATTTCGAACAATATAGGCGAACAACGCGTTAGAATCCACGGATCAATCCTCGAAAACAAAGTCCTCTTAAAAGCAGATCCTGAATATATCAAAAAACTCGATTCAATTAAGGATCCCAATAAACGGAAAGCGTGGCGGGATGGAAGCTGGGACATTACGGCCGGCGGCGCCTTTGACGACATCTGGGATGAAGTACGGCATGTTGTCGAGCCTTTCGAGATACCCCATTCATGGTATGTGGACAGATCTTTTGACTGGGGATCTGCAAGACCATTCTCAGTAGGATGGTGGGCAGAAAGTGATGGGACTGAGATAACTCTTGCAGATGGGAAAATAAAATCATTTCCGAGAGGAACTATCTTTAGAATATATGAATTTTATGGATGGAATGGAACAGAAAATGAAGGATGCAGAATGGTCGCATCTGAAATCGCGCAGGAGATTAAAAGGATTGAAGTTTCTATTGAATTTGAAAAGATTATCGGTAATAGAGGTGTCGTGAGAGGTCCCGCAGATTCATCTATCTATGATGAAGAAAACAATATGTGTATTGCCGCCGATATGCGAAGAGAAGGAGTTAACTGGACGCGGGCAAACAAGAAACCCGGTAGCAGGAAACAAGGACTTGAAAAACTAAGACGATTCCTTAAGAATTCACAAGAAATTCCAATGGAAAAACCTGGCTTGTTAATATTCTCCAACTGTAGGCATTTCATTCGAACAGTCCCGGTTTTACCAAGAGATAAACGGAATATTGAAGATGTGGCAACCGAGGCAGAGGATCACGCCTATGATGAAACACGTTATCGTTTAATGTCGAAACGCTACAAAACACGCGAACAAAAGAAATACAGATAACCTAAATCTTGGGAGGTTTATCATGAAAAAAGAAGATCTATTGAAAACAAGCAAAGGTTACGATGAAGGTAAAGACGACTGGGAATTTTACCAAGCTGCGTATCGAGGAACAAAAGCCTTAATTGCATGGGGAGTGTTAAGACAATTTGAAGATGATTCAGAGAATTTCAAAGCAAGGAAGGCGGCGGCTTTTGGTTTTAACTATACCAAAAGGATTACAAACGTATTAAACGATTTCTTAAGAGAAATACCGTTTGCCGAAGAATTTGGTAGATTAAAAAAAGACAACCTATGGGACTTATTTATGGATGATTGTGACCTTTATGGCACAAACTGGAGCAACTTCTGGGGAAGAAAACGTAAATGGGCAAGTGTTTATGGTCATTGCGGTATATTAGTTGATAAAGCCGCGGGAAACCACGAAACTGTAAAAGACGAACTCGATAACAGTATTTACCCCTACCTTGCTTATTACTCACCATTAAATATCCTTGACTGGGAATATGAACGAGATCCGGTAAACAATAGACCAATATTGTCATACCTCAAATTGTTTGAGAATTATAATACAATAAGGATTTGGACCAGAGAGAAGTGGGAGGTGTGGAAAATTCCTGACAGTATTGAAGATGTACCGGAATTGATCGGTACTGGGGCAAATCCTTTCATTAAAGAAGGTGTTGCGAGATCTGGGGAAATTCCATTTATTTGGTTCGGAAACGGACAAGATGCTGGGGATGTTGGGAAGAGTATTTCTGATGTCGCAGACATTGCAATGATCGATGCATCGATGGTAAGAGATGCCAGCAATGCAGACGAGGTGATTACAAATGCAGCTTTCCCAATGTTGGCCCTGCCAAAAGAGGAACTTACTGAGGGCGGAGAAAATACACCTGTAGAGGTTGGGGCAACACGGATCCTTGAATTCCCTCCCGGGACACCCGGAGATAAACCATTTTGGATGGAATCAAAAGTTAGAGACTCTATTGATGCAATTATAAAAATATGGGATAGAAAAAGCGATGAGATGTATGGAATCGCTAATCTGAGCGTAATCAGGGAAATGTCGAAGTCGAAAGGTTCACGCAGTGGAGAATCATTAAAGGAATCGTTTCGGTTTTTGAATACAGCATTAGCCGAAAAAGTTGACAGTGAAACTGAAGCGAGATTGCTATGTGTAAAATATTGGATGATGTGGCAAAATATCGGAGAGGAATTTGATGAAGTCAGCATTTCACATGAGAAGAAATTTAATGCAGAGAAATTGATGCTTAGCATTGACGATGCAATTAAGGCAAAAAATGTTGTTACATCTGAAATTTTTAGAGTTGAAGTTGAGAAGCTGGTAGCAAAAAGAGTCTTAAGCGGATTAACAAATGAGCAGATGGCAAAAATGGAAAAAGAAATTGAAAGTGATGCGATAAAGAAAAAGGAAGAAGGGGAGATTAAGGACGACATGCCAAAAGAAGAAGAAAATTAACTGGCATCACCCATCGAATAATTGAATAAATCTTTGCATTCAAGACTTACTATTGTTGGTAAATATTTCCGACCATTCTCTTTTGGATGACCATGGGTAATCACGTCCGCTTTTAACCCTGGAAGGATTTCAATCTGGTTAGAAGAAGTTGTTCTGTTTTGAAGACAAAGATAGATGTAATGCCTTCCAGTGGAGCATCTTTCAAGCATTTGGTTTAAGGATGCCATTATGAGTGGTCTCCAGTGTTTTCATTTAAAAACTTTACAATTTTCGAATAGCACCCGACATTGAATGGATCATCCCCAAGCTCGCTCATGAGATGGTAGATTTCTTTCGATGCTTGATCTAAAAGTTGAAAAGTCTCCACGACCATTGATTGTAAATGTGTCCATGATGCTATCTTTCTATTCATAGTGGTTTTTCCTTTCTAAATTCCAAAAAGACGTTCCCTCTTCTCTTCAAATGCTCGCTCCTGAGCATACTCCCAGTTATCTTGCTCCTCGTCTAGTTCTTCTTCGTTCATTCCATCTGGGCATTTACGACCGCGTGGTAAGCCGCATTTACCTGAAGGATATTCCCATTTGCAGGTTCCACTGTAACACATGATAATCTCCTTAATTTAATCCCGCCCCAGAGCAACCGGCTTGCATCCTATTGACCCAGGAAGAGCGTCCTGAAAGACGGCCTGGTGATTGATAGAGCGGATTGATAACATTTAGATTAGCCGTGTAGCATAATGAAGACGTATGAATTAACTTATTAGTACTTTAGTCAGTTATCCCAACGACTTACTATGATCTGTTTACCAAAATCAATGTGTCGTTTATTGTATCTGTTGTAATTATTGCTTGGTTCGTTTTTAAATAGCCATTTGTCGACAATTATTTGATCTACTCTGATAGAACAAAAAACATTACACTTAGATAAACCGTCTGGTGTTCCATATCCTGTTTCGTAAATAAGGCCACTGTAATCATCCGGTGTTCCATCCCACCACTGCCCATATGCTTTTTCTATAGATCCATCCTTCATGGGAATATTAAACTTTCTGCCAGCAAATGCAAAGAACCCAACACTTGGTTTATCGTATTTATAAAAGCTAAAGAATCCGGAGTCTTCACCAATAAGCCAAATCCCCTCACGTTCATATAGATATTGTGGCTCACGATTCAGTACCAAAAATCGTTGTTTGAAATATTTATTCTGGTGATCTATGATATCAATTATTTTCAGTATTTCCATTGTTTTTCTTTCAAGATAATAATCCCTCTTTAATCTACGCAAACAACCAATCACCATCAATGCGATAATTCCCAGTTTTCATTTGCCTGCAAAAATCATCACAGAAAAACCATTTGTTTTTTGGCAATAAATGATTGCATGCCTGACATTTCCGTTTAGATAAGTTTTGCTTATGTTTTTCTTTTTTGGTTCTGCGCCATCGTCTGGATTGATCACGGACTTTTTCTATACGGTCAAAATTGAATTGCTCTTGACATATCGGAGATCGACAATGAACTGCATTATGATGAAGATGAGAGATGTCTCGTTTACAATATCTACAAAGATTTAGTTCTTTTATCTTTTTCTTTGTCACAATATTATACCTCATACATTTCAATACCATATTTCTCAGCAAGCCATTGTGGAACTTCGATAGTTGCATTCTTTGTATCGATATCGCATATACTTTTAGCAAGCCATGCTTTTTTACGGCTAAATGCAAGAAGCCATGCTTCGGCTGATTCGCGTTTCATGTAATCGTATTGAAGAGTGATCAGCTGCTTATTATGGCTGAACATTAGGATTTTCCTCTCATAACTGCTAAGCGAAGGCCTTCATGTATTAAGCGTGCTGTTTCGTACGATTCTTTTATCGAAACAGTTGGTTGTTGTTTTTCCTTGGGTGTATCATTAACCCATGCCATCATTTTCTTTTTTGATCCCCAGCATTGTGAAGGAGCTTCGTTGTGAAAGTAGCCAACGTAAGCTATGAGATTACGTTGATTTTCATCATCGGCTCGACTACATGCTGCCTTGAGATCATTGCAAATGATGGCCTGTAGAAATTGTCCTGGAAGAATTCTATCGTTAATATATCTTGTAATTCCTGGCATCATTCGATCTGGAATATAAAATCCTTGGAATTCATACATCACTCTCCTCCTTTTGAATTTGGTTTCTGATTAACATCAATAAACGCCAAACCATCGATATGGTTATCGAGGTCTTTAAGTACCTGATAACATTGTTTCATGGAATTTCCAGAGGTAATACAATCATCGATTAACAAAATTGAACGCTTTTGTGGATACCATGTGAGCTGGGGTTTAGTTTGAGAGAGGCTGGCGAAACGACCGTGATTGGTTTTCGATAAACGTTGCTGAAAAGTTGGAATGAATTTTAATGAAGCCCGAAACGCAATCGTGCGTGCGAGATTATATGTACAATAATTTTCCGGATCTCTTTTGGCAGATGGTGGCGGAGTCGTGATAAATGAATAACTATTTTGGATAATCTTAATAAATTGGTTTGCAATGATACCGGTTAGTTGTGGGATTGGGTTCTCTTTCCAGGATTTATAGATGTCCCAGTTGATATTCTTAACACGAAACATTGAAAAGCACCCGGTAAAAGCGCTGCGGTGATGACGGAGAACAATAGACTTCGCTGGGTCGATTAGGGTGTCAGACGATCCCGAAGACATATGTTCTGCCAATACAGGGCTCATACCGGATGCAATGGACAGAAGGTTGAAGTTCATGAAATTATTCCTTCTTTAATTTTCGATGGGTGTGGACCAAGGCCACGTTTGTATTGAATATCATAGTAAAAACCTTCTTCTTGTTGAACACTATGAGAAAATAACGTAGCCACTCCAGCATAGGCCTGTCCGATTAATCCATATTTTTCTGATAAATCCATGACTTCTGTCCATTGTCGATCTTCTTCTTCTTTGTTGATTATGGGATTATTCCTCGCATTGTACTTCCATAATTTCTTCGAATTTCCCAGTCCCGACTTTTTTGCATTTTGTTGATGCTTCGAAAAATGCTCTTACTTTTAATGTTGCGGGTAGACCTAAGATCGTTTTCATGTTAAAGTCCCAGCCTTTCCATCCATTTTCAATATAATCGGATTCGGCCTTAAACTTAAGGTAAGGATGTTCTTTGAGTTCTTCGATAATTGGACCGACATCCTTAATAATAGAATCTTCCGGACCGAGATATAGGTTCAAGGCTACACAGTTAATTAAACCACTACCAACTGCAAATGTCACGTCTGTTCGTCTTTTCGTAATAGGATATTCCCATTTATCATTGTGGGAAAACATGTTACCGTATTCGATAGCAGTACGAAAAAGCGGTTTATGTCTTTTTAAGAAATCACGTTCGCTTTCATGTGTCCTTTCTTGCTCTTCGACAGCATCTTCGTATGTGAACATGGTTATTCTCCAGTTACTTCAGGAATTGCCGGAAGTTCGGCCGGTAGGTTTGCTGCTTTTGAGCCTTTTGGCCCCATGGGAAGAGACATGGCAACGAGTTCTTTGAGGTTGGTATCAAGTTCAATGATCGCTTCTTTGTAGTGATCACCGTCTTCAAGCTCTGCTGTGATTCCTTGAGAGACGCTCCATGAACAGAAATTTTTGCCAATCTTCTTAGAGATTAAGACCGATACTTGGGTTGGTTTCATAATCGATACGCTCCTTTCGAGGTTGAATTTTAATGGATTGAGTGCTTCGGCGGTTGGGATTGAATCTCCAAACATGCAGTTTTGGCAATCAGATTTGTCTTTACAGGCTTCGCAGATTTTTCCAGGGTCAATAATAGCTATGAGATTGTCTATAATAGCTGCGAGGGTTTTTGTCATGGGCTTTTTCAGTGCCCAGGCGATGCGTCGCAGGGATGCAGAATGGAATTGTGTGAGTTCTGGCGTGTAGGCCATTGGTCATCTCCAGTGATGGTTGAGAATATTCGTATAACGAAATCCGTTACCTGTCAAGTAGGAAACGCCCGGTTCAGCAGCTTGTCTGACTGAAACCGCTGGTTATGGTGCTTTAACTTCTTCGGTACGCAACCATCTACGTTTATTGTTCATTCTAATATGACGAGCCATACGCTCTAAATGTGCTATTTCCCAAGCTTCATTAGACAATTCACACCAATGGGTCCCATAATTCTTTACGTCGGCAAATCTAACTCTCCCGAATAGTACAAACTCATCCATATTCCACTGGTCCTTTATACCCTTATCCTCATCATTCATGCGCCTTAGATCAACCAAACCACCTCGATCCACAGCACATGTTTCAAAATACAAAAGTAAAGACCGCTCAGCTTTATCCATATCAGATAATCTCATTTTTGCCCCCATAACGATGAGTTAAGAAGTGCGGCGTTTTTTTGCCGCAACCTTCTTAAACGTCTGGTTGAGTATGCATTTTATGACCATGTTGAGTTATAAATTTAAGCATTAATTTAAATAAAAATGTTTTTCCTGTTGCCATATTAAGGCACTTTGGCTCGTTTTTCATTGCTAAAAATGTAGCTTTTGAAACTTTTTCTTGCCAAGGAAGTAATCTTATTCCTCCTTCTTTACACCAACCATCAAACTTCATAATATAACCCCTTCTTGCTAATTAGAAAGGAATCTCACTTTCTGGCAATGGCGCCGCTTCTTTGGCTGGTCCAGATCCGGGAATTTGTTCTGGAGGTGTGATGTTGTTTGAAGACGGATCCAGAAAGTCAACGGTGTTTGCAACAATCTCAGTTGATATGCGGTTGTTGCCTTCTTTATCCTCCCATTTCCTGGTTTGTAAGCGTCCGGTAACTCCTACCTGGCTGCCCTTGTGAAGATACTGTGCAACGGCTTCAGCCTGCCCTTGCCAGCAAACAACGGTGAACCAATGCGTCTGACGGCTGTCACCAAAGCCTGCAGTATTCGCAACTGAGATATTACAGACTGGCTTTTCTGTTTGTGTATAACGAAGCTCCGGATCTTGTCCGAGACGTCCTGTAATTGATATTGAGTTCATGATGGTTTCTCCTTGTTTGATAGTGATAGATTGTGTTATATTGTTCAAATTCATTACTGAATAGGGATGATTGAATTTGGGTGTATAAAGACGCCGTGGTCATTTTTTTCTATTTTAGCGGTTACTCTCAATGTTGGTGAAGAAGGTTTTTGTTTGAAATGAATATAGAGTGCGTTGTGGGCCCTGAGTTGATAAAGAAATCCTTCTTCTGTATCCATGACTTTGGCTTTCTTAAGCGATACAGTTGCGGTAATCATGTGGCCGTCGAGAGTCCCAGGGCTGTGCGCGAAGATTTTGGTTTTAAGGGCCTCAACGTAATAATCAGTAGCATTTGAATAGGCCTTGTATGAGAAGAATGCGAGAGGTTGGATCCAACCGATGGAATAATTTATGATCTTTAGTGTGGTGTTTATGTTATCGACGATATTGCAGCCTTGCATAACAAGGTCCCAGTCTTTTGCATCCTGCGCCGGCCAAGTCCCCCAAACGGCAACTTGGATTGCCTCTTCTGCGATAAAGCATGGAAACATTACGAGACCGCATAGGGTAATATAGGCAAAGAATATTTTAAGAGCTGATGTTATTTTTTGCATTTTGTCTCTATTGTTTTTTTCTTGTGTAGATCTATCAACATTGCTATCGTTGAATTTAAGTAATTAATAATTTCGTTAAATGGAACTCCATAGTTAGTAACTTGAGCATATAATAAGTCTTCCAAATTAATGCAATTGTTAAAGTCTGGTTCAATAAATACGTCTCCGCTGTCTTCAATTGTGTGTGTCCATCCTGTAAAAAGAAGATCAGTTGGATATTCATCGTCACAACGTTGGAATACTGGTAAATAAAAAGCACCTTCATTACCAAGGTTATCTTGGGCGTATTGAAATGCATCGCTTATGGTTGTTTCAAGGATTGATTGTATTTCTTCAAGGACTGATTTGAAAGCCTCCATTGTTCCCTCCTTAGTCTTCTCCTGGGTCGCCATAAGTTGTGCGTTCTTGTTCGGTGATGAAACAGTCTGGTGATTGCATTCTCGCTCTCCATTCCTTATAGATTAATGGAAAAGCTTGTTTGAGGCTGATAAGACGCGGCACGTTTGAACGAAACATTGCAGCCATGATCAGTTGTTTGACTGTGTAGTCTTCTTCTTTGAGTCGATATGCTTTGTAATAATCGTAGTACATGGTTTTACTCCCTTGTAGTTATTTGAATAGCTACATGTTTAAGATCTTGAATGTCTATTTTTCGCACATCTCCCGGCGGTCTATCGTAATCAAGCCGGCTGTCAATGATCTCTCCAAGCATTGATTCTCGATTAGCTTCTTTAATGATTTGATGTCGGTTAACTTCCATATGCACCCAGTATTTATTATCAGATGTTCGACATACAGAAATCGAACCTCCTGGGAATTGGATTATATGTTCCGCTGATTCTGGATTTTTAGGATTTCCTTTTAATTTAATTACTTTCGCTGTTTCCGGCATTATAACAAATTCTCCCCCTTTACCATTCACATCTATTAACATGGTCAATTCGATCGGCTTCATCTGCCAGTTTTTTCGCACATTCGTCACAGAGAAAATCTTTCCTTGTTTCGTTTTCTCCGCAATATGGACAAATCCATGTTTCATATTTAATAGGTTTCTCCAATGGAATCTTTCTCCTTAATCTGAATACGATTTCTTAAAAATAAAATCGTATTCATCTGACCATCCTCTCAAGAGGCCATCGTCTGCGAAGCTGTAATATGTAGTAGCTCCGATGACGACATGGTCGAGTAGAGATGTTCCAACAAGTTTTGTTGCAAATAAAATGGTTTTTGTGAGTAGCTTGTCTTCGTTTGACGGTGCTGGATGACCAGATGGATGGTTGTGAGCGAGGATCAGGGATGCGGTTTTGTATTCTAAACAGTCTTTTGCTATTTCGCGCGGGTAGACCGATGAAGATGTAAGGCTTCCAGTGGCTAAAACTTTAAGCTTCAAGATCTCATTTTGTCCGTTTGCGAAAATACCGTACATCTTTTCGACATCTTGGTGTGTGTCGATCATTGGGCGGATGATGTTGTAAGTCTCCTGCGAACTTGATAGCTTATTGCCATTCGCTGTTTCTTTTACCATCTGTGCGAATTTACCAGATGTTAAATTATTCCAAAAAGTTTGTTTGTCCATATCTTTCAGGCCCCCCTGAATCCGCCAAGTGTGTAAGTTTTTAATAAATTTGCATCAAGAAAGGCCCGCGAAATCTGCAGCATGGCATTCAAACCTTTGCCGGCAAATTAAGCGGACCTTAAGGAAACGCGCCTGGAGGTATAGACGCGTTTGGGGTTGGTTATTTGTCGATGACTTTCAGGATGGTGTACGAGATCCGATCCTTGTAAACGCGACTGGCGCAAATGCCTTTGAAGTCTTGGCCGGCTTTGAGGGCTTTAGCGGAATCGACCTGGGTACCGAATGCCATAACTGGTGTTTCAGTCTGATACTTAATGCCATTCAGTGTACGGGTTTCTGCTACAATGACGCGGACGTATTCATTGCCATTCTTGTCGAGCATGGTTTGAACGTCGGTGATGGGCGCCTGAAGCATTACATCGAGCGCGATGGCCGGTGCTGCGATTGCCATTAAACATAAAATTGATATGATTGCAAAGAGTTTCTTCATGGGTGATGTCTCCTTTTGGAAAAAGGTTGATGGTTGATGATCGTGTTAGGGACGGCTTTACCTCCTTTCTTAAATAAAAAAGCGTTTTCTTTCTTTAAATTCATAGATGAACAGCGTAGATCGAATTCTTTAAAAATGATTCTGGATGTCGATTTCAAGGTCTGTGTCGAGCGAAAAGCGGTATTGACCGTGGTTTGTATTAATGCGGTACATGTCGCGGTGAAGAAAGATTTCTGTGATTATACTGCCGTTATACCATAATGTAGCTTTGTTGTTTGATTGCGTAAGTGGAAGAAGAATGTCCGGAATATCACGAAGCTTTATTTGTGTTGTTGGGCTCATAGTGTGTTGTCTCCTTTAAGATTGATTTTACAATATTAGCTAATGTTGCTATGGCTGCCCCTTGATTTCCATTATATTCAGCAACGTTCTTCCCATTGAAGTCGAGACCATCAAAATTCTTTGCATCATTCTTCATGTCGTTTGCTATCATTGTTAAGATTATGATTCTCTTATCGTCTTTCATCTTTTAGGCCCCCCTACATCCGCCAAGTGGGTAAGTTTTTAATAGCTGATGAGTTTCGAAGTGTAAGCCAATGTCATCGGGTTTTCGCGTGATGGAACGTGATGGATATTAATGAAGCGTTCTCCTCCATCTTTTGTGGATGGATCCCAGTAGCCATTGAAGATTTGACGAGGATGCATTTCGTAGACGTAAAGAAGAAGTTTTGGATTCAGGTTGCAAAGCTTGTGAAACAATTGCGCGGCTTTCTTAACTTGAATATCAGTTGGGATACAAAGCGATTGAGGAATACGGAGAATGATTTTCTTGTGAGGGACCATGGATGAGATGATGGCTCCGTAGTCTGAAGCGATGGTTTTGGCACGGATTTTAAAGATCTGATCCTTTGGGTTGGCAATGATTTCGAGTGCGTTTATTGCAAGCGGAAATGCGATGCAGGCGATCAGGATAGTTATGAATGGAATGAAAAGCTTTCCGGATCTGCGGGCGTAGAATGGTAGGTGATGTTGTTTCATGGTGGCGATACCTCCTTTAAATAAAAACTGTGAAGCAAGGGCCTATATATTTTCCTTTTAACCAATCAGGGTAAATTGTTATTTCGTTTAGTTCTCTTGCAAATTCCAGTGAACATTCTATTTTGAATTTTCTAACTCCTGTTTTCGTCATTAAATTGAAATAATACATGGTGTGATACCTCTTTAAATGTCCAATGTTGCTTATGTTGCATCCTTTGCATCCGACCAACATGAATAACATTTGGTCGTTTTCATTTTTTCATTAGCCTTATTACTTATTTTAATAGTGTGTCCACATGATAAAAGCAGGGCTCTATACATTGTTCGTTCAATTTTTTGTCTCGTGGAATATTTATAGTTATGTTCATAATAGAGATGTTCTTCAATAATAAATGTGATCCCAATTACTTTTCTTTTCGGCACGTCATCAACCTGATATTTGCTCATGATATCTCCTTAAAGAAAATGTTAAACATTCTGTTTTGGAACAGAGAAGATTAGATTGTTTTTTAGAACTACGGTTTTGGGCCCCCCTGGATCCGCCACGTGGGTAAGTTCTAATTCCTTGGTCGTACAGGTTATGTGTTGAACCGAGTTTCCGTTTGTGGGTGCGTTTTTTCTTGGTAGCTGGGCTGTATTAAGGTGTATTGCGGAGACGCGAAGCATTTTAGTGGTTAAGCGGCGTTACGCTTGGAGCCTCGCGGAGAGGAAAATTTTAAAATAAGGATTGCTGGACCGGACGTTGCGGTGTGATCTGTGCTTTGCGATCTTTATATGTGGCCCAGATCGAATTCCAGTTTGTTGTTGGGATATAGTTTGGATCTGCTTGGAGTTCGTAGAGACGTTTGCCGATCTTTGCGAGACGTGAGCGGAATCTTGTGGAGTTGATTGTTGCGATAATGAATTCAGCTTTCGGGACTATGCGTGGTGTTAGGGCTTTTTTGCGTCGATTGTAGTGCATCCAGAAGACGCCGGTATATTCGCCCAGGTTACGATTGAAGGTAGCTTTTCCGAAAGCTGAGATGGCTTCGAGTGTTGAGCAATTCTCAATTGAAGCGAGAAGGAATGTGAACCAAGCCGGGATAGTGTCGTAATAATCTGGGAGGTCTTGTTCTCCGATCGTGTGATACGCGTGAAGTGATGGCGCTGGAGGGTCGCGTTGGAGAGATTCAAGGAAGTTATCCGGATTTGTAGTTGCGTCACTGAGCTGCGCTGCAAGGTGCCCAAAGTATCTTAATCCTGAAGCGATGCCGGAAGCGTTAATCCATGTGACGAATGAGTCGACGAGTGGGCGTGTATTGCCGATCGTTTCCCAGAAGGTGAGGAAGTCGATGGCGTTTTGAAATGAGAGAATGAAGTCTGATGGCGACGGAGTTGAAGATGAGAAGGATGAAGCGCGATTCGATGCGAGGGTGAGCGGTGGAAGGATGCGAGGATAACGAATCTTAGAAATGAGCCAACGTGGTGTGAGATAGTATGGAGATGTTGAGAGGTTTGGATGTGGTGCCATAACCGTGGTATTATCTGCGGAGGGTGTGCAGTCTTCGAATATGATGCGGTCGAGGGAGTTCATGTCGTGAACGTGGGTTGCCATGCCTTCCCAGTCTTCTCCGAAGGATACCGGATCAGATTCGCGATACTGTTTTTCGGTTAAGATTCCGTCGTTGAATTGACCAAGAAGATGTTGACGATTGTCGTGGATAAAAAGTTCTGATTCATGTGTCATGGTGAGTACCTCCTTAAAATAAAAATAAATAAAATCATTAAACAACAGCGATAATTAAATCAATGAGACTAAATACGCACAATGCGTACACGAAGCCCATGTTCCCGGGCCAGGTCGATCATGTGACTTGTGCCACGAGAAGATCCGTCCCAGAAGGCAACGAGCGCGTCTGCAAACTGCGCCATTTCTTTGTTGCGACGGTAGCCTGCGGATTTGCCGATACGTTTCCAGTCTTCTGCGGTAACCGGGAAAGGATGAACGATGAGCTTATGTTCGTCTGCGTAGCGTTCACCGAGTTGGTCGGTACCGCGTGCGTGTCCTGAAACGATTGAGACTGAAGATTTGCAACGACTGAAAAGATGATCAAGATGAGTAGATAACAACGAATAATTTGTGAATGAACGACTGCCTGCGATGATGATTTTCATGATGTGCCTCCTGTGTTTAATGTTGTGATTTAAGTTATAAGTTTTGAAAAATTGATCTCGAAAACTATATTTGATGGGATGGTAGTATGAGAAAACATATCTGCAAGTTCTTGGTTGGAATAACCATTGAGGGAACGACCAATGCCAAAAGCGATCAAAAACCGCCATGTGGGATTGCGTTCAGTTACAACGTAGAGTTGTTTGATGCTGGCGGAGATTTGCGAAACTGAACGGCTGCGTTTAGCACCGGGTCGAGTGACGGTTGGTAATGCGTATGACCAACCATGAGTGCCGTGTTGAAGGCCCTCGTGATGGCCCTTAACTGTCCAAAGACCGCGCCACCCATCAGGCTTTGATTGATAGTTAAAGTCACGCCATCTGTTGCCGGAAACGCCGAATGTTGCAAAGCCAGCACTGCCGGCGCCATGGAAGCCGTTTAGATTAGATCCAAAGGTGAAAATATCTTTAGTGTCAAGGTGAGTAATGATGCCTGAATAAGTTTGCATAGTGTGATACCCCCGTAGTTATGTCGCAAATGAGTCGCGAAGCGTTAAATAGATTTTTAAGAAGAATTCTTAAATCCCCCGGAAGGGCCTCCGGAGGAAAAAAAAGAATTACGCTGGTCCGTCTTTATCCATCCATAAAAGACATGAACGAATCACTTCAGCATGGCATGGAAGAGGAGCGCACCAACAAAGAAGAGATAAATTGCAACCATTTTTTTGGTAAAGCTTAAGGAGCCTTAATAATTCTTCACATACTATGTCGTGTTTCCAAATTTCATCCCATAACCAAACACGATACAATTGAATTACTTCAGCGCGGGAACCGTCTTTCCCAATAGAATAAGGATTACCGAGAATGGAAGGCCTCCCAACATAAATACCAAACGACGTGTCTTTTTTATTATTAATGTGAATAGCCATAACCAAATACCTCCTTATGAAAAGATTAATAGATTTTTAAGAAGAATTCTTAAATCCCCCGGAAGGGCCTCCGGAGGAAAAACTATTACTAAAGAAGCATATCAGCAAGTTCTGAATTTTCAAAATCTTTGCTGGGCTGCGGACGAATAACATTGCAATTATCGATCCATAAAATCTCTTTTTGCAATGCGATAAATGTTTTAAGTTTGCTCTTCGAAAGAAATGTTTGAAAACTAAGGCAGTTTGCACAGATTAATTTGTTATGAGGACCTGATTTAACAACAACTAAATCTAAAGAATCACAATTACGACAATTGAGAATAGACATGATACACCTCCCAGTAAAAAGATTAATAAAGTTTTGCTAAGCTTTTTCAAAAGCGTGTTTTTAAAGGGCTGTTAACTGAATACCCAATAAAAAGAAACAAATATCAAAATATTAAAACCAACTAACATGCCGAATTCCCATCATATTACGTTGAAAAGTCAATGGAAAAACGCTGCTGATCTTTGCGTGGTGTTGCAGAGAAGCAAGGAGTCTGCTTTTTCTCCATCAGGGTGGAGTTTAGGGTGGGTGTCGTTTTGTTTTAGTATGGACGGGATTGTGGATTTTGTATTCTGATAACGATCTTGTTCTTTGTTAGACCATGCTGAAAAAAACGACAAAATCAAATTAACTAAAAAGCAGACTATCCCTTGATTCAGTCGAATGGTTTTTTCGTTTACTTTTCAAAAGTAATACCTGATATAAGAGGCTGGCATGTGTGTGTGTGTTGAAATTTTCTGGAAGTAAGACCACAAAAAAGGCTCTAATTGGTCTTTTTATTTCCGCTTCGTGGTCGTCTGGAAGATAATTTCTCCTTTAGCTTTGCGATAAACATCCTCGATTCCAATAGAGTTGCCGGTTTTCAGTATGAGGATGCCTTAAATTGTCAAACTTCCTTTAAGTTTTTTTTCCATTTCCCCTGTGTTGTTTAGTACATATCCTTAGCTTTTATTTAAATTGTTATGATTAAATTAGTCGTGGAAAAAAAAGCCTGCATCACGAATCCTGAAAGCCGCCAACGGTAATGATTAGCAAGAGCCTTAGATGATTCTTTTCTTCCTTTAAGGTTATGAACCATTACCTGGGCTTATCCAGTTACTGCACCATAGAAATACGGTCGCCGACCGTCATTAATGCCCCGCAGGGTCGCCTCCTGGTGGAATAACGCGCCGCAGCATTGATAGACTGGCCTTTTAAATATTAAGTAACATTGTGTTTAACTAATCTAATTTAGCTTAGTATCTCGGCCAGGCTCTCCTTTTCGAGAATCAATATAGTCAGATTTTCTCGTACCTCACCGTAAAGAATTCCCCTAAAAAAAACAAAGAAAAACGATACCTTTAAAAAATCGCTACGCCTCCGGCCCCCCTACATCCGCCAAAACCATACAATACGAAGGCTTAAAATAAGTTGCCGGTGCGCTTGAAAGACAGAAAGAAAACGTCGAATGAATATCGCACGATGTAATGAGGCGCCCAGCGTACCGGAGTACATCTCGACCCCGTGGTCAACCGGGGAGGGGCGCCGAGCTGGGCTTATGGTAATGATGCTGCGGAGTGGAAACACTGAGCATTCTACGAAATAGATTACGGAGCAGCACCGGGTGGGCGGCAAGGGGTGGGAGGTGGGATTGGCGAAGCCTTTGGAGAATTCTTAGATATGGGCCGGGTGTGAATACGAAGCTGCAAGGGTCCCGGCCCATTCCTTATTCCTTATTCCTTTTCCTCTTCCTCTTCAGATTCTTCCCCTGATTCGTCATTCTCAAAATATTTCCGCCTTATCATCCTCGCTTTCTCTGTATTATTCCATATGATCTCATTTAGAACTCCTGCAATGGTCTTACGCTCAAGACGACGTTTCGTCTTGAGATCTTCCCAGTTATCTACGGATATCCCTTTCACTGTTATGCTTCGAGTTTCCATTGTATAACCTCCATAAGTAGATTATCGATTTAACTTCTTGCAGCGTCTATGTTATATATACATCACCTTTGCTATCTTGTCAAGTTTTTTTATCAATTCAGGATATTTCAATACTCCTTTTTATCATTTAGTCATGTTTTTTTCATTCAATTTGAGCATTTCGATACTCCTTTTTATCATTTAGTTAAGTTTTTTTCCATTCAATTCGAGCATTTCGATACTTCTTTTTATCATTTAGTCATGTTTTTTTCATTCAATTTGAGCATTTCGATACTCCTTTTTATCATTTAGTTAAGTTTTTTTCCATTCAATTCGAGCATTTCGATACTTCTTTTTATCATTTAGTCAAGTTTTTTTCATTCAATTTGAGCATTTCGATACTCCTTTTTATCATTTAGTTAAGTTTTTTTCCATTCAATTCGAGCATTTCGATACTTCTTTTTATCATTTAGTCAAGTTTTTTTCATTCAATTCAGGATATTTCGATACTCCTTTTTATCATTTAGATCATCCTGTGATACTTAATTATGATACAATAAGATCTTCTTCCTATCAATTCCACCACCTCGCATCGCTTAATTATCATATGTATAACATTCTATATTAATACATTGTCTTTTATTTTTAGCATCTATCGCAAAGGCTTCATCTTAAAACATACCTTATTCCACCAACTCAATACAACCCATCCTAACCCACTCTCCACGCGATTTGGTAGAATAGAGGCTCAAGTAGAGGTTGGCGCGATTCGTGCGCTTTTGCACGAAGCGTGACAACCGGCAGGGATGAAAGATTACGGCACTGGATGTTCTCATTCGTTTCCACGATATGTTCTAAAAAAAAGATTACGGAGCTGGATGTTCTAAAAAAAAGATTACGGCACTGAATGTTCTATTTCATCTCCACGACATGTTCCAAAAAAAAGATTACGAGGTGCGAGAGAGCCTGGCGCGGGGCATGCGCTCTTTTTGCATGCGACGTGATCAGGCGGTGAGGCGGGCGATTACGACACTGAATGTTGCGCGATATGATAAGAATCTTAAACGTGGTAAAACAAATCCAAGCCTGAATATCATGCGAGGTAGACGCTTAACTTTTCACGTGCGGCTGCGATATTCCTTAAACTTAACTTTGCGCGATAAATGCGAGGCATCTGGGCTTTTTATCCCCATATTACCTCACATTATTCTGTTTACTTCATTATGTGGTAAAACAAAGCCACTCCATTATATCTAAATCAATCCAGCTAACTTTAAAGGCATTCGGGAATCTCAGACTATGCACGATATTAATCAATATTAATGTCCTCCTTAATCGTAGCCTATCCTATCTTAATGTAGCTAAACATATTTTTCTCTCAAAATGTTGGGGTACAGGTCTTCGTACCCCTTACTGTACCCCTAAGAAAATCGTGATTATCTCCTTAATATCAAACATATACATCAAATCCTTAACGCCTCCCGTTATTAAATCTGAAATTCTTTCGTACCTGAGGTTCGTACCTCTGACAGGTCCATTACAAGCACATTTAAGCCTTATATAATATAATATTAGTTCATAATACATATTATATTACCCTGGTCAGGTCCGAAGGTACACAAGATTTGCACATACGCCTCATACGCGCGGGCGCGCACATGCGCACACGTCACACGCACATACGCGCATGTAGAGATATATGTTTTCCCAGAAATCTTCGTACTTCCATGTGCATCACCGGATATCTTATTGTTTTATTTAAGAAACGTCGAGATACGAAAGCGAAAAACGCTTCGTACCCCTGTCCTGTACTCTTTTACTTCCACAACGAAACACGCTGATTTCTTTAAAGAAAGCCATACGACAAAATTCAGCAAGCTTCTGTACCCCTCTTTGGGCTTCCGTACCCCCCCCACTATTATTTCCTTGACTTTTTAAAAAGAATCCATTATCTTAAAAATAACAAAGCGAGACAGGGTCGATCCCCTATCCCGCTTCTAACCAATTAACTACCTTATAGGAGGTAATCATCATGGCTGAGCAAATTTTAAAGCATACAGCACCCAGTAGTCAAACAAAAAGACAATGCAGCATCTGTAAAAAACCTAAATCCATTAATGATTTTGGTAGGCGATCGGATGTTAAAAGCGGTCTCCATTCTCAATGCAATTCATGCAGAGCTAAATTCCGACGCGACAATAAATATAAAATCGTTATATATCATGAAAAATTAGAACGCAAAATCATGTTTAAATCTCCGGAATATAAAGCTTGGAAGACAATGAAGAGAAATTCGTCTGTTCCGATATTTCCCGGCTGGGTTGAAAAGAACGGCTTCGATCTCTTTTTAGAATCAGTTGGCAGAAAACCATGGAAAAAGTCGGTCCTTGGTAAATGGTGTTTATCGAGGATTGATTTTAATATTGGTTTTTTTCCGGGAAATTGCAAGTGGGAACCACGGGGAGTTGCTTCTTCTCGTTTTCGAAGATGGAACGTCCCTCAATAACCACCCCCAGCCTACGCCTACAATAAACGCCGCTGCCACCACCCCGCACCATATCAACCAGACTGGCATTTCTTCACCTCGCAGTCTTCTTCCCCGAGCTTAATTCCTTCACGTTGACGTTTCATCTCATCGAGCTCCCTCTTTAATTCAACCATTCTCTCATCTAAAGCTGCCAACCAATCTTGTTGCTCAATTAGGTCCATCAATGACCTCATGTTTCATCTTTTTCCCTGACATTCCCCGCAGGCCCGCTGTGGTTTCTTTTTATTATATCCATCTTTTGTTTTCGTTAAATTAAATTCCCACTCTTGCCGGCGTCTCCACGAATCTCTCCATGTGTATTTTATTTGCACGGTTTATCTCCTCGATACGTTAAAATTCCTTGATTATACGACACTTCCTCTGGCATTCCCGGATGGAGCATTCTCAGATATTCCCAAAGTCTTTCCCCGGCTTCGAACCTAATCCTCTGCGCCACCATTATTCCCTGTTCCGCAATCGCTATCTCCCGATGGAGATTATCTGCCTCTTTGCGTTCCGCAACTTTGAGCTTGATCTTTTCTTCCTTTACCATATTTCTCCCTCTTTCATATTCACTGTTTTTTCCCATTTCTACCTTCCCTTTCTCCTCATCAATTCTGCCAACAACAACGCTTCAGCTCGATCGTGATCCTTTTTCCTCTTAAGTGTATCCTTCATTTTAGGAAAGAGCCTCCTGGCGAGACCTAAGCTCATCGCCTTTTTATCTTCACTCTTTGGCATCCCGTCAAACATCTCCTTTTTCCACTTCGCCGGCGTCACAATCTCGTATGCTACTTCAATCCCCTGGAGGATTCCCTGCCACCATCCATAATTCTCTCCGAGTTTGAAGGAGCTTACCACTCCCTGTTTATGGAATGATTGCTGTTTTTCAATTAAAGCATGGCATGGATATATTCCATTTAAGAAACCTAGACGACCAATTCCGTCTAAAACTTCTTCAAAGTCCCACACTTCTGCTGAGATTCCTCCATCCTTGTCCATTCCTTCGATTAAAATTGCCAACGCGCCTGTTTTTCCCGGGTCGATCCCGACCCATACTTTTACCATATTCTCTCCTCTCTAAAATCCACCAGGTTGAATATTATCCCCTTGTCTGTACCAAACTATGCCTTTAACCCTTTCCGTCGATTCTCGTCGAATCCGTGAAGCGTACAGCCTATTACAGCAACATCTCTGAGCTTCCCCTTGTCATTAAAGAACTTTATTTCCCCTTTTTACCAGGTTTACCCGTTTTTGCCACCTTCGCCATGGCCGCGGCTTCTACTTTTGCTTTTACAACCATAATTTTCGCTTCTTTCTTCGCAGCCTGCAGGCGCCCTGGTGTTTTTTTAATAATATCGGCCTCAACTAATGCTCGAGCATCCGATTCCGCTTGCCATTTTTTGTCTTGCACTGTCATGTTTGCTCTTGCCATGATTTTTTCTCCTTTTTGGTTTGTTAGACATCCGGACTCTAAAACCAATCCAATTAATTGCAAATCCAAATTCGAACACTTGGCGATCAAAAGACGGCAACCAAGTTCCTCGCAAATGTGGGAATAGTAAACCTTTTGCTTTGGCTACGTCCACATCTTTATAGAATTTAACAATAGTCAGATATCTGGTTTGCATTATAATTTTTCTCCTTTCGCCCCTATAAGGCAATAAAACATATCATGAAAAACATTAACTATCTTCTCTAACTCAACTAAATCATTAGACCTATTCTCTAATATCTTTTTCATTTTCCTGACGGTTATACCACAATCGATCAATTTCTTTACGATTCGCCATTGGATAAGATGTTGCTCGTTATATTCCCAAGCTATTCCTCGTCGGATATCCTTATTTTCAATTGGTTTCACGACCCCTGAATCAACATAGAACTGTATAATCCGCGGAGACAAACCAGTTATTCTTGCTATATCCTTCCTTGTCATCATCTTTTACATCTCAATATGTTTGCGTATAACCACCTTGCTCATCATCTTCAACCTTATTCCACCCAGCCAGAAACACTTCCTTAATCCCTTCCGGTAACTTATCCATTTTTAAATCAAAGCATCTTCGTTTCTTTCTGTTTAAGAGCTGCGCTTTTGCATATCCTTTGTTGTCTAACGGAGGCTCAATGAAATATTCCTCATCTTTAAGATAATTCAATAAATCATAGTAAGACCATGTTTCTTCGCCTCTCCTCTTTCTATTTTCGGCCCATTTATTGTAAATTCCTCTCAACCATATCCTAACAATGTCGATTCCTTCTTTTTCTTTTAAAACTCTTGGCGCTCTTTCTGATGAATACCCGAAAACCTTATCTCTTAAAATCTCGACATGATTCCCATTAAGATGATTTTCAGCACGCATAGATTCGAGATCATAAAAGAACTCATTTAAAATAAACGATTCTTCTTTTTCCTTTTTAACCTCAAAAGCCTGGTACTTTAACCAATCAAGAAAATCACCATGGTCTCCGCATGTTTGATCCGGATCATAAAATTGGATAAAGCACACAGCGAGAGACGCGTAGATCTTTGCGAGACGTGGATCGATGTTCCCTGATTCAAGCTCCTCGCTCAACGTATCGATCTTCTCGAATAGTTTGTTAATATCCGTTTTATGTTTCTCGACTATGATCTGATGAACGATTCCGGAAAACTTATGGCGATATTCCTCAATCTGCTTTAAAACATCGTCTTTTCGTTTCATAAGGGAAAGCTGGACCCTGACACATCGGCTTGCTAATGCAGAATCTTTTGGGAATCCTTCACCTGTAATCATCACAGGGGCCCTGGTGCGCTGACCGACAACGCCGAATCCTAACTTACCGCGGGAACCGCCGCCTACACGATCATATGCAGACCTTAATATCGAATCATGCTTAGACGCCGCTCCGGTATTCCTATATTCATCAAACCACATTGGGATGCAGGAATAATATGCAAGCCACCTTGTTAAAGCAGCATTTGTAATATCCGATATATTCTTTGCGGTTTCTTCTTCGAGGCCGAAATGATTCACAATAATTCTCGCAAGAGTATTTTTACCAACTTCTTTCTTCCCTGAAATAAATAGAATCGGAAATTTGTAGCGAGAGAAGATCTCTTTAGAGTAAACACATGCAGCAACAAATCCGAGCGCCAGGTAGGCCTCGTATCCACCAATATTTTCTTTAATGAGCTTAACGACGGCATTCCGGGTTTCGCTTACCATTTCATTGCTGATGTCGTTCCTGATTAAAGGTAGGCATCCGGAGTTTGCGCCGGCATCAACGTTTAAAGATAATGGCTGGTACCCTTTCTCTTCGATCCAGATAATCCCTTCTTCATCAGGATAATAAACCTTTCCGTTTTTAACAGCATGGTCGCCAGATAACCATATGTTTTCTCCGTCAATATCTCCTATGTGATCAGGTCTGAAAATAATCCGCGGGTCGCATTCTCCTAATTCAATTGTCCATATACATTCAAGATCGAGCGGGGACCCTTTCCATTGATAATTCCCCTGGGCGAAACACCATTTTGCAAAATGGAACTTACTGGCCATTTCTTCAGGTTTAATTTCGAATTCCTTGGATTCGCTTCCATTTTCAGTTATAAGGCGTACGCTTCTTGTAGCGCCGTCAGGCGTGTAAAATGTTTTGATTATCTTAAGCGTAAAATTGGAGATCTTTGTTTTGACTAAGCTGTATTGTGTTTCATTTACATTCCAGTAGCATCCATTTTCTTTGATGACATTTAAAACACTCTCTGGTTTTGCCTGTTTTTCAACTTGGCGCCGGGGAAGAGACATGAACGTCTCTTTTGCCCCAGAATATGTTGTGAAAAAATCCGTCAAATCTTCTTTATTTTTAAAATCATCAGGCCATTGAATTGTTTCAACGAGAGACGCTTTCTTTAAGAGTTGCTGGCTAACTTTCTTAGCTCCAATCCTTCCTGGCTCATCATTATCATAGGCAATAATAATATGACGATCTTTAAAATACTTATTGAATTCGACTTTCCATGTTCCGACTCCGGCTGTTTGCGTGACACATGGTAATCCATTTGATAAACCACATAAACAATCAGATTCTCCTTCGCAAAGAATAATCGGAACATCTTTAGGTGTTTCCCCTAAAATAGAAAGAGGCCATAAACGGCTCTTACCGTAACCTTTTTTCCATGAAGTTATTTTGTTTTCATTTTCCCCAGCGCCTGGTTTATATCTCCTGATATTTACTAATTGATTTGTATCGTCAAAGATTGGGATCGCAACCCTTTCCGATTTCTCAATGTAACCAATTTGATATTTTTTAATTATCTCATGGTCCCAACCTCGATTTTCAGCAAGATGTTCAACGACTTTCGGAGTGAGATTGTTAATAAAGTTTTCAATGATTCCAATATCAAGCCCTCCTTTTTTATTATCCTTCTCTGTTGATAAATTGTATCGATCGAGGAGATCCTTATAGGCTTCCCCTGTTGTCATGTTGCACATCCGCGCATGGAAAGAGGTGATATTTCCCTCGCCGCATCCTGCATGGCATACCCATTGACTGGTTTTTAGATTGATAGAGAAGGAATGTTTTTTATCGTCATGAAAGGGGCAAAGACCGTTCAAACCGTTACTGTCCGGTTTAGCATCTTTGATATGAGAGCGAAAATAATCCTCGAGTGGAACCTGGTCAATAATATCTATTGCCATTTATTACCTTTTTGTATTTATTCTTTAGAAAGTGAGTCGACTGCAAGCTCAAGAAGTCTGCGTCCACCATTTGGAATGTTATCAGGGTCACCATATCTCCATTCATTATACCTTGTATAAGACATTCCAATGTATTTAGCAGCAGCCTTGTGCGATCCTTCATGTTTCCTTAAGAATTCAAATATTTCTTTAATTTCCATAAATCCATAAATAATGAATTTTATTATCACTGTCAAGCAAAAAAATCATGATTCTCGTTACTTTTTTACTTGACAGGTAACGGATTCCGTTATATAAAGGAATTAACGATAGATGTTTTCGGAGGAAAAAAATGAAAAGAATAGTCACTCAGTCAGAGCTCAGCACTTTTAAACTATGTCAATTTAAGCATTATCTGAAATACGAAAAGAAATACAGTCGTCCCGGCAAATCTATCTCGGCAGCTACAGGCAATGCAGGCCACGCGGGACTCGAAATGCGTTACAAAACAAATAGCTACGAAAATGTGCCGGCTGCAGCAAAAAATGTTTTCGATCAATTCTCTTTAGATCAAGCAATCCCATTAAGTTTAGTCGATAAATTCGCAAAGGTTCGTGAAATGGTGCCGAAGATGCTTGATCATTATGCTGATTTTTACAAAAACGATTCATTTGTTGCCGCTACGGATCCATTCTCGAAACGTTTGATGGTCGAACATGAATTCCGTATTCCAGTAATTACCAATGGCGGCAGGGCCTCCAGGTTTTTTGATTTAGCCGGAAAGATAGACTTAGTAGCTTCTTTAAATAATGCGCTCTGGATCGTTGACCATAAATTCAAGGCTGTAATCGATGATTCGTTGGAAAACCTTTTGCGAATCAGCTTCCAGATGCGAACATACGTCTATGCTATGCGTATCTATCTTGGATTGCCGATCAAGGGTGTCTGTTTAAATGTTGTCTTGAGGCAAGCTCCAGGTAAGCCAAAGATAAATAAAAACGGAACTGTGTCATTGTCCAAAGTGAACACTACGTTCGATATTTACATGAAAACCCTTCATGATCAAGATGTGTGGCTCCGAAATAATGGCAAGGCTGGGATCGATTTCACTAATTATGAAAACGAGATCGATCGAATTCGTAACATTAAATGGTTCGCGCGTTATTTTTATGAGTATTCTGATGAAGAGTTGATGGAAATACAGCGGGAAGTCTATATGATTACGAGCGCTATTCATCAATGCCAAGCTTTAGGGCCCTGGGCTTATTTTAAGAATGATCTTGCATGCAATATTTTTGGCAAATGTACATATTCTTCTATTTGCCAGGGAATTTCTACGGATGAGAATTTTTCCCATATTGAAGATCCTCATTCTGAGCTTGAAGGACTTGAAATACATAAAGTGTTAGGCAAAGGATTTGTGATTAACAATGGATTGGATTTAAACGAACCAATGACTTTTGAAGATGCATTCGATGCAGTTTTATGATTTTAAAAAGAAGGAGACGTGATGGAAATATCTAAATTTAATTTTGCACTTTTCAAGAAAATAAAAATGAAAGGACTTACCCAGCGTAAGCTTTCTAAATTAGTAGATGGAGATCAAACTAAAGTCTCCAGAGTCATTAATGGTGTTTGGAATTTATCAGAGATTGAAAAGGCTCAATATGCGAAAGCTTTAGAGTGTGAGGTTGCCGATATCTTTCGAGCTTGATTATTAATTTGATGCAGTTTCACGAAAAACAAATGATCCAGGCAGTCAAAGCATTGAACAATGCTCGTGTTTCAATGCTCGACGTACCTGAGAATATAAGAAGAGAGACGTTTGACCTTGAACCTAAAATGGCGATAATCGAGAAGAAAGGAGATGTAATCGCCTATATGGCCATCGTTGCAAAATGGCGTGATCTTTTCATGTCATGTAAACCAAAACCGAAAATTGAAAACAACAAAGAAAAGGAGAAGAAACCATGGCAGAAAAAGCAGCAGCTTATGAATACGAAAACCTCGACGCAGAAGATACCAAAGCAGTCCAGTCTGTTCCCAACGTAGGCGCCGAAGTTGCAATTCCTGAGGAGCTTGACGATTACAGCGGATATGAAGACTTTGATTCTGCGGACCTTATCGTTCCGAGGATTAAAATCGTTCAGCCTACCAGCCGAAAAGGAACTCCGGGTAAATTCGTCATGAATCTCACTGAAGAAGAGTTTGACGACTTTTCAATGGTCGTCATTAAGGCAACCAGAAGCCGCGTGTTGTGGAGCGACGATCTCGATGCTGAAGAGCCTGTCTGCAGAAGCCAGGATTTCCTTAACCCTGATCCGGCAATCGAAATGCCTGTAAACGAATCCTGCGCAGTGTATGCGTTAAAGGGCGACTTGAAGGTCCTTGAAACGATTTGCGATTCAGCAAAGTGGACCGGTGGGCAAAGGCCTACATGCAATCAGGTATTTAATCTTCTCTGTTTATCAAGTGAAGATGTTCCCTTCTGGATATCACTTTCTGGGGTTAGCATCGGCCCGGTAAAACGATATATCTCTACGATCGCACTGCGAAGAAAAAAGCTGTGGCAGTTTGAAACCACAATCACCGCTGAAGAGAGGCTGAAGCCCACCAAGCATTATGCAATCAAATTCGGCCCTCCGCAGGCGCTGTCGGATGAACGGATCAAAACCGTTGCAGAGCTGGTAATTGCGTTGAAATCTCAAACTGCTCAGGTGATTCCGGATGGAGATAGAGTTGCGGCTCAGGATGATGGCGAGGCGCCGTTTTAAATGAATACCAAGTTGATTTGAGCCCTGAAAAGCGGGCCAAGTCAACTTAGCGTTATACTACTGAAAGGAAATGTATGAAACCTATTATGCAAACAGATTTATCATTTGAAATAGGAAATTGTGGGGAGGCTTGTATTGCAAGTATCCTTGAAATTGAGTTGTCAGACAAAGACCTCTGATTAAATTGTTACCTAAGACATTAAAAGGAGAAAACGATGACTACAGATTTAGGAAAAAAAACATTCAATATGATCGGTGAATCCATCACAAAAACCCTTACGGGTAGAATGAAAGACCTCAACGATGCATACTGGAATGCAGAAAAAGAATTAACCTTGGCGGTCAGCATAAAAATAGAGCCGGTTGATGATGGCAACAAAATCAAAATAACAACCGGATTCGTAAAAGAAAGGATAAGAGACGAATCTATACGCGTGGTGAATGAAAAACAAGGAGAGTTGTTTGATGATTCACAAGGTGGTAGCGGAGATACTCCTTAACGTGGAAACCATAACCGGTAAGATTGAGAATATGAGCCAGGCGTTTAAGAATGGATGGCGAATCCTTTCTATAGCGCCTGGTGTTACCGCAACGGGTTGTATTCCCGGCGGCATAAATCTTGGTGATAACTGTTCCTTTAAGGGGAAGTGGCAGACGCATCCTAAATACGGAAAGCAGTTCAAGATTGACCAGATCGAAGTTGAGACTCCAAAAGATGTTCAAGGGATTCAAGATTATTTAATGACACATTTCAAGTGGATCGGTCCGCATATCGCAAAGGAAATGGTAAACCATTTCGGTGAAAACCTTTTCGATGTTATGAAACACGATCCGTTATCATTGACACGTATACCTGGCATCACAGAAAAAAGAGCAGCTGAAATTTTTACAAAATATACAGATGTCGAAGAGAACAGGCAGATCGATATCTTCTTCAGCACTCATGGTGTAACACTCAACATGCAAAGCCGTCTCGTGGAACGCTACGGATCCAAAGAGGCGGCGTTTAAACAAGTACGAGAAGATCCTTACGCGCTTGCCGATGAACTCTGGGGCGTTGGGTTTAAAAAAGTAGACGCAATTGCTATCTCAATGGGAATCGAAAAAACATCACCTCGACGTATAGAAGCAGGCATTATGTGGGTTTTGAAATTCTCTGAAGGAAGTGGTCATTGTTTCCTTCCTGAAAAGAATCTAACGCGCCTCGCTGTTGATCAGCTTGGCGTAGACGGCCAGGACTTCTTCCCCTGCCTTGAAAAACTTTATGAAAGGGGGGAATTAATCAAGGCAGGGACGGCGGTTTACGCATCTGAAATGCTTAGCTGTGAAGAAGGCATTGCATCGAAATTGTTAGCATTAGTCGAACGCAGACAATCTCGAATGTTGAAAAATCTAACGCAAAAGGATCTCGATAAATTAGATAAAGACCAACATCTTGCAGTTGGTTATGCGATTAATGCAAATATCCAGATCATTACCGGAAACCCTGGAGTTGGAAAAACTTATACTATCGAAACAATCATCGAAGCCCTCGGGGAGGATTGCAGGATTGCTTTGGCAGCGCCGACCGGTAAAGCTGCAAAACGTATGGAGGAATCAACTGGAAGAGAAGCGAAAACTATTCATAGATTGCTTGAATACGATCCTTTTTCCGGTGGGTTTTCCAGAAACGGAGACAACCCGCTTGACTATGATACGCTAATAATTGATGAAGTATCCATGATTGATGTTAATTTGATGTATAGCCTCTTAAATGCAATCCATGATGAGACACAATTAATTCTTGTTGGCGATAAAGACCAGCTTCCAAGCGTAGGCCCTGGCGCTATCCTTAGAGACATGATTGAATCTGAATCTGTGCCGGTTGTTTCCCTAAAAACACTTCACAGACAGGCTAAAGAATCAACCATAGTAAAAAATGCGCATCTAATTAATAAAGGAAAAAAGATAATTGACGATGGGGATAGCTTAGATTTCCATTTCATAAAAGAAGAAAGAAGTGAAAACATCCCTGCAATCATTAAAGAATTATGCAACGATTTAATGAAAAAATGGACACACTCCGACATTCAAGTTTTGTGCCCAATGAAAAAAGGACCGATCGGAACAAAGAATCTGAATGATATTATTCGGCCAGTTTTTAATCCAGGATTTGAAAATATACGAAAAATTCGTGGAACCATTTTTTATCCAAATGACAGGGTGATTCAGATAAAAAACAATTACAAATTGGGAGTATTTAATGGTGATATCGGATTCGTATCCAAGCCTATTAACAATGAAACTTTTATTGTAGACTTTAATGGAAACCATGTAGAGTATCCGATTGGTTCAGTAGACGAACTTCAGTTAGCGTATGCCTTAACGATTCATAAATTTCAAGGTAGTGAATCCCAGGTTGTAATTATCCCTGTTCATACTACGAATTTCATCATGCTAAAACGTAATTTGCTTTACACTGGGATTACGCGAGGGAAAAAACTCGTGATATTGGTAGGCACAACAAAAGCTGTCAACATCGCAATCCGAACAACAGATAGCAGTAAACGATTTACGGGATTAAAAGAAAAACTAAAAGGAGAAGTCAATGGCAAAGGATGATGTTGCACCCGCAGAAAACGAACCTTACATAACTACTAAAATTACAATTAATGAATTCTCGAATGGTAATGTCAATATTGACGGTTTTCCAATGAATGCTGGGAAGGCTCTTGAAATCATGCTTCTTGGTATTAAAGCGATTACTGATTTCTTTATCAATGCTGCTATCGATGGGAAACTGAAGCGTGATTCAAAGATTATCGTGCCGCAGAATAGTGATATTGCAAGGTTGAATTAAGACCGGAGAGGACACCATGAGAATATTTTGTGCAAATAACTTATGTCAACACCACGTCCACGTATCATATCAGATCTACCATCAGGGATACATAACATTAGACACAGGGGAACGAGTGAACCACTACCCGTATAGACGAATTAACGGTGAGGACACAGAAGTGCTTATGTTTTGTGAAGTTTGTAAAAATGCTATTTATATGACAAAATCGTGAATAACTTATCATCTCGCCGCATCGACAGCAACGTGTCACTGTCACACGCACCGGGCAGGCAGGGAGAAAGTCCTTAACAAACCAAAAGGAAAGATGTAACATGGACATAATCGAGATTGTGAATCATCCAAATATTAAGCCTGAGAGTTTCTATGCTGTGAAGCATGGGAGGACCTTCACAAGTCCCGATTGCTCTCAGGCTTTTCTTTTTGGAGGTGTATGAATGTTTGGTAGGGGCTACTCGTTGGCCATGAGTCGTTAGGGGTGGGTTCCTGTCAGCAGGATTCCAAAACCTACTACGGCGTCAGGCATCTACCAACCGATCATGATTCGGGTCGATCTGGGCGCTTTAATTTGTGGTAGTGGCGTGAATTGGCAAGTCGCATCGGGCGATGGAGAAAGTGGAGGGATAAAAGATGAAATTAGAACCTTGTCCGTGGTGCAAAGAATCGCCGAGATATCGACAGCAAACTCGATGGTATAATTATGATGATGCCGGAATGTCCTATGTAAATATCATAGAGCTATCCGCAGAGATTATTGAATGCCCGAATGTTAAGTGCAAAATCCGGCCAGCCTTAACGCGGATCAACACAAACGATGCTATTGAAGTTTGGAATGGGTGTAGAGATGAAAATAAATAGACGCGCTGTATATGAAAAGTACGATGGTCATTGCGCTTATTGTGGTCGTGCGATGGAGTTCGGGAAAATGCAAGTCGATCACTACTAGCCACAGGTTCTTAACCATTTTAAACCAGGATTAGAACCGGACAGATTTACCAATCTAATGCCCTCATGTGCTAAATGCAATAATCATAAACACGGTATGATGCCGGAAGGGTAGCGAAGCGAATTAGGAAAACAGGTGGATAGACTACGGAGAAATACACAGTTTGACCGGGCTTTAAGATTCGGGCAAATAGAAATACAGAAAAGCCCGATTGTCTTTTATTTTGAGAGGTGAAAGATAAGTAACCCTCCATGCGGCAGATACTCAAAGCCGTGGAGGGTGTTGTTTATCAATCATTATCAGGAATATCCAACGCTACTCGAATCATATTGAACACAGGCATTGCAAGCGCGTCATCGATCTTGCTCGCTGTCCCGAGTACAAAATCCTCACCAAAATCAAGGATAAAGTCAGCCACTTTCTTCAGTTCATCGATATTGCCCTTCAGTGCCCCGTAGACAAAATCGTCAACGGTATTGTCTGTGCCCTCTACAAAACCTTCTATCCTTTCACGCAGATAGTCAACCCCCTTCTTAATCAGCTCCGGTGACAGCATTTTCATCAACAAATTTATTGCCATTAGAATCAGTTGCATTTTCATAATTCATCCTCCCTATTTAAATTGTTTAAAATCAATTTCCGCGCTTCTCCCAGCCCCGGTGTCGGGACAGGCTCGCACGGATGTTTCAACCCTTCTTCAACCATTGCCAAGAATCGTTCAGCATCCTTACCTTTCAATTCAGGTGTTGGTGCGATTAGTAGGCTCATCTTTTCTCCTAAAAATACGTTTAAAGAATGACCGTACCGGATAGGTGATTTGATGTAAGAAAAGCCAAACTATTAGTGAATAACCAGTCACAATATTTTTCAAACCTGTGATCATTTCCTCATCCCTTTTGCTGATATCCATTGAGCCAATTCAACCACCTTTAACGCAACATATACAAAAGGCGCAATGACGATACCAAGAGCAGCTTTTGCCATTATTTTCAAGATTGCATCGTCTGGATTATCACTCATTCTTTTCTCCTTATGATATCAACGCACATCTATCACGGTCTGGACAAGACGCGCATCCCTCTCGCCGGCCACATGGTGCCATATCGTATAGCTCTGCTTCGGTTATCGGTTTTTCTTTGTATCTTATGGCCTTCCTATACCGTTCTCTGGAGCACTGTAAGGACTCCCTAAGCTTGGCCCTACCCTTGCCCCTCCACCAGTCCCACGCAGCACACAGGTTGATTCTGGTGGCATATTTAGGTGGTTTGGTATATGGGTTTAACTCCTCTATCATTATCCTGTCCCACTGAAACGTCTTTCCTGAATAGAGAGATCCTTAAACCATCGCCTTGGATTGCCACACATATAGCAACTACAAGGCTTACAATGGACATTTGCCATACGTCCGACATCGCGATCTGTAATTTCTCCTTGTGTCCAATCCCACCATCGCTTCAATATATGCGCAGCCTTGTGTTTTGCTTTGGTGGTTTGTAATCGCCTGTAAGTTTTGTCTCGCATTTATTCCTCTTAACCGTTGAACTGAATGTGCAGGTGCGTTTTTTCCAACAATACAAAATAGCAACTACCCAATGCCCGTTGTATCCGATCACGCCAAACAATTAGCTCTTTGTCTTTTGGAAAATCTCTGGTTCTAAAGTCAAATGCTTTGCCTCGGTAGTGAGAGCTATTGACCTTATGCTCTCCATCGCACGCACTTGTTATTGTCATCTCATAGCCGTCCGGTGCCATCTTCTGTGCTATGTAGATCATCCGCATTATGTCTGGCCATAGGAAAGCACTGTGAAGGAATTGCACGCCTGGTTTTATATGAATCATGGTTTTTCCACTTTCAAACTTGTCTCAATCGCTGTCAATCTTGATTCGATTTTGAGCTGGCCTTCGACAAACTGGTCTTTGGCTGATTCGCGTTTACGATCCATCTCAATTATCAGGGCTTTAATCTCGTCAACCTTAACGACAAACTCATCCTTGATATGGTCGCAACGTTCCTCGGTTACATAAATCGGTTGATGGTTTGCCGTGTATAATGCACCACAATGTTTCTTTTCCATCTTTGTTATCCTTGCCCATGTCCATTTTAACATCATTGCCACTAATCCTATAATGCCACCCGCTGTGCAAATCTGCGCCACAGTTTCCATAGTCATGCCTCAGCAAAAGGGTTTCTGGTTCTTGTCTCGACCAACACACAGGCTGGCTTCGATGCACCGGTTCATTCTTGGTAGATCAGGACAACTCTGCCCAACTCAAGTCTTGCTGTTGCGTTTTCAAGTTTAGCATGCTTGATAGGCTCCCCACATCGGAAACAAATCAGGTTATTAATCTCCGTAACCATCGAACACCTCATCCATTGCTCTTTTTGAATACCGCAACCGCAACCACGGCCTGAGCTCGTCAAGGCCGTTGATTTCGCAGAGATTGCACAAGATTAAGATTGTGGCTTGGAAGTCTGTCATATCCCGACCATCCTTAATTCTACCACCACAACTTCATCCTCACCGTCAAAATCAACCTTATAAAATGATTGGTTTGAGTGGCTTCCTGGGATGGTTGCGCCAGCGCTTGTGGATGAACATAGGGTTGTAGTGCTCATGCCTGTATTAATCAAAAGGTCATGGTTAAAGCTAAGAATGTTGACTGTGGTTGAGGTGGTTCCATTAGTTATTGTAAGCGACCCATCATCAACATATAGATCTACTTCGGACATATCTATGGTTGGCTCCCATTCAAGTTCTAATGTGAATGGAGAGCGAAGATCCTTGTAGTACCAATCCTTCGGCATTATCTTAGCCAGCTTTTCAAGCCTGAACTCAACCTTAATAAGGCCGTTCTCGGCCCGGGTTGGATCATCTACATCAGGGTGATCAAGAGGAACAAATTTAAACCGCTTCCCCTCAGTAAGAGATCTATCAAGAAATCGTTCAAGATCCAGTAGATCATTCCCATCAATAATAAAGTTGCCCATCTCACTGACCTTGGCACCGTCAATCCACACGGTAGCCGAACAGCGCCTATGGTTGCCGTTTTTGAGCCTGAGCTTGTATTCAGTGTCAAACGGAATTGCCACTTCGCCGTTGAATTCCCTCACCGGGTTACTGTCCTTGAGAACGGTTAAGGTGAAATCCTGCTGGATAGCCGCATGAGCAATCCCGCACGAAACCCATAATAAAGCAATGATTATAAATATTAGTCTTTTCATTTTGTTTTCCTCCTGTTAATTGTTTATTTACTCAAATCCATCTGTTTCAGCATCGCCAGCACCGTTCTATAGAGCTTCTTCAGCGCTGTTTTCTGTGCCACTGGAAGATTGCCAAACGTATTGTCAACATAAGTATCGACCTGTGCATACGACAACGCAGCTATATCAGCAAGCTGTGTCTTAGCCGTGGATCGTTCTGTGGCTACCGACTCGACCTCTGCCATGACTGTGCTAGACTCTGCCGCTTCGATAGCATCCAGGACTTTACGCTTTGTCGGCTTGCCTTTGATTTTGACATAATTGTACTGGTAGAATGTCTCTGCTTCTCCGCCGCCTTCAGGCTCTTTCTGCACTTCTGTGATATTGTAATTATAATAGTAACTGTTTGGTGCAATCTTCTGAATCGTTGGGGGAGATGATTTCGATTCCGCTGTTTGAGCAAAGGCGTATGTACTGTAAAGCATTAGAATAAATGATGCAAGTATCAATGAAAATACGATAAGTAGACGTTTTGTTTTC